GGGCCGAATGCGGTTACTATAACGGCGGCTGGCGATGCCCAGATTAGTACAACGCAAAGCAAGTTTGGTGGTGCAAGTGCTTATTTTGATGGTGTCGGCGATTCTTTGTTTGCGTCATCTTCTACATTGTTCAGTTTTTCAGGCGATTTTACGGTTGAAGGATGGTTTTATTTTTCGCAGGTCAACCAGTATAATGGTGCAACAATCCTTATAAGTATGAACGTGCTAAACGCCTTTCAGTTGGGTACTGAAGGAAACAACATCAGACTTAGGTTTAATGGCACGCTTTTAATTGATTATGCAAACACTGCATCAAATCTTTTGAATAAGTGGACTCATATTGCTGTTACTCGCAAAGACAGCACTGTAACGCTGAGGGTTAACGGAACTTCTGTGTCGTCAGCAACAAGTACGGCAAGTACAAGCGTTTCATCGATTAGCATTGGTCAACAGGTTAACAACGCAGCATTTTTTCATTATTTCAATGGCTACATCGACGACTTGCGCATCACCAAAGGCATAGCTCGCTACTTGGCCAACTTTACGCCACCCACCGCCGCCTATCCTGACCTTTACAACCCCTATACCACCCTGCCCGTCTCTGGTGCGGCCTTATGGCTCAGTGCCCCGCAAACTTCGTCGCTTTATACAGACGCAGGGGCAACCAATGTCATTAAGGCTAACGATGCTGTTTACCAGTGGAATGATCTATCAGGAAACAACCGGCACGCCACACAGACAACATCCGCCAATCGTCCGACATGGGTAGCACCGGCAAGCGGTAGGAATGGGCTGGGAGCAGTAGCGTTTAATGGGAGCCAGTTTATTGGATCATCCAATACGGGATCTGTAAGTTTTGGTACTGGCGATTTCACGGTAGAGGGGTGGATCAAGCCGAGCAGTTTTTCGGGAAACAACATCCTGCTTTATTCAGGCAACGGCGGATTCCCGCTTTACTTTAATTCTTCTGGGCTTTTCAAGGTATCTAATTGGGGAGTGGCTGATTACATCACAACTTCCACAGCCATTTCAACAACAAACTGGACTCATTTTGCCGTGACTCGTGCAAGCGGTACGCTAAGACTGTTTCTGAATGGGTCACAAACAAATTCAGTATCAAATTCGGTTAATTTTAGCCCGTCAACATTTTTGCTTGGGTGGGATAACAACGCATCAAATCCTAAATATGTCGGCCAGATTCAAAACCTGCTGATCTACAACGGTCAAGCCCTTTACACGTCCAACTTTACCCCGTGGATGAGCTAAAATGAGTCTCTACTGCCTTGTCGTCAACGGAAATATCGGTGCCCCGGCAAGCCTGCCTCGGGATTACCGAAATATCAGCAATTTCTACGCCCTGCCACCGGCTGATCTGGCCCGATACAACTGGTATCCATTTAACCCGGCAACGCCACCGACATTTACCGAATCCACGCAAAAACTGGTCGAATCGCTCACTTTCACTGGCACGCAGGTCAATCAGTCTTGGCAGGTGGTAAGTCTGACGCAACAAGAGCAAATTGCATTTGCCACAGCACGCTTGACAGCTATCGGGCAGGCAATTACGCCTTACATCAATAGCCAAGTGGCAAACAAGAGCTATGAAAGCCACGTTTCAGCCCGTGCTGTTGCCAGTTCTGCTGATCCTGAATGGGCAAAGGACGGGCGGGAAGCTACAGCCTACTACGACGCTATTTGGAGCATCTTCAGGAGCCTTCAGGCAGGCGTGCAAGCCGGAACAATGCCATTGCCGACCGTCGAGCAATTTATCAGCAGCTTGCCGAAACTCTGGACGCCACCGGCACCACCGGCACCACCGAACGGCAACGGCACAGCCAACGGGCCATTGCCATGACATTCACCAACGCCGCCCGCAATTTTACTTTCCTGATGGTTGTGGCCTTTGTGCTGCTGATTGTTGACCTCTACAAGTGGCAGACTGGCAAGCAAACATGGTCAGAAGCAATCTGGACAGTGAATCAGAAAACGCTGGCCTTTTCATTCGGTGTGGGTGTCGTTTGCGGCCATCTTCTTACAGTGCCCAGAGGGAGAATCAATGCCCGATCCTGAAATTAAGCAGTTGCCCTCAATCTGGGGGTATATCAACTGGCGAGAACTTCGCACGATTGTCATTACCAGCAACATCGCGCAGGCGGCTTTGGAATTGGTCATTCTGCCCATCCTGCAAAATCACTCGCTTTGGCTTGCGGAGCCTTGGAGCAGCAGGCTTTCGCCAGTTTTTGCGCTGGCGGTTGCACTGATCACAGGACGTATGCTCGGGAAACGAATGATTCGTCAGGGAGAGTAAAAATGTTTGATATTGATCACGAAAGCACTCAATCCTTCTTAGATTCCATAGGAGACCGGCTTTTGGGGCCGGGCTGGATTCTTGTGGGGACGCTTGAACTGGCTTCTGCGGTGATTACAGCCACAGAGAGCCGGTATGCAAGCGGATTTGAGGGCTTCTTGCATCATCTCATGGATCTTTTCATTCCCGCCGTCACGGCAACCATCGGGTATTTCACGATGCGGAATCGTCGTGAATATTACCGCATGAAGTTAGAACTTGAGCAACAGAACGAGCGGCTCAGGCTCGAAAATGAGAACTTTGCGCTTCGCATTGAAGCCGCAAAACTTGGGCTGCCCGAAAAGGGCAGTGTGGATGTCTGATTTCAACTGTCAAGCACTATTTGACAGTTCCTTTTTCCCGGAAAGATGGGGTGATCTGTGCTGTTGGAAGTATTAGTGACTCAGGTGTGTACCACTGGACAATGCCCGCAAGTCGTTCAAATTTCGCCCACAGTGACCGTCTATGCGGTTGCAAGTGAAATCTATCGACCGAATCCGTTGGCGGGCCTCCTGCGCAAAAATCGGCAGCCTCAGACGCTGCTGATCTTGACCGCTCCGCCTCAGAAGGTTGAATCAGGGAAAAAAGAATGAAAAATCTCGTGCGATTCGTGCCGTTTGCGCTGATCTGGCCGATCCTCCAGCTGCTTGCTCCCGTCATTATAAAGTTGGTCATTCCTTTGATCTTGCAGAAGGTCAGAGAAGCGGACGAAAAGGGAGAGATGGTGACAATCACTGATGATGAGATTGCCAGATTCCTCAAGCGGCATGAATCGCACTTGAAAGCGGTTTACCAACGATGATCAGCCTACTTGCGGCAGTTTTGCTTGCACAATCATCCATTCCCTCAGTGGTGGTACAGCCATCGGCAGAAGAGCGGGTGGTCTTCAGCCATCACGGGTTCACATATTTTGTAGGCAAGCAGACAGGTCAGGTGGTGGTTCTTGGCGACGGCAACCCGACACCGCCGCCAACTCCGCCACCTGTACCTCCTGACAATAAGCCTGTAGTTAAGGATGTGGCTTGGTTTTCGCTGATCGTTGATCCATCAGACCCGGAACAGGCGCAATGGCGAACAAACGGCGTAGTGCGCGGCCTGCTGAAAGATGCAGGGGTACAGTTCCGAACGTATGCCGACACGGAAAGGGACATCGACCTTCTGAATTTTCGAGGAGACGTTACCTCGACCGGATTGCCAACGGTGATTCTGCAAGACAAGAGCGGCAAGCTGGTACAGGTCAAGAAAATAACTTCGATTGAAGAACTTAAACTGATCGCAGCGGGGCTGAAATGAGCGAAGGCTTGGAACAGTGGGTATTACCTGACGGTCAATCCGTCTTTCTGGGCAATAACGAGCCGCCGGTCAGCCTGATTCTGCCGGTTCGTGGCGTGTTGCCAGACGTGCCCGAGCATAAGTGGCAAGAGTTCGACCTGCGAAAAGACACGTCTTATCCGGTCAAGATCAAGAACCAAGGCTCTTACGGGGCCTGTAATGGTCACGCAGCGGCTTCATCGCTCGAAGATGCCCGTTATATTGCTAACATGGGCTATGTGCCTTTGTCAGCTTGGCTGGTTTATGCTGATTTATGCAATGGTGTTGATCGTGGCAGTTCGATTGCTGAAGCCCTGACGCTGCTGCAAAAGAGCGGCACTTGCGACGACGCACTGGTGCCACACGGGGTCATCAATCCCCGCCGAATCGATGCCGGTGCCAGAGAAAACGCCAAGCGATTCAAGGTTGAAATTGGCTATCGCCTGCAAAACTTCAACGATCTCTGCGTGGCCTGCCAGTTACGAATCCCGTTCAATTTTAGCGTGCCGGTCAATGCGGGCTTTAACATGCTCGACTCCGAAGGTGCGCCGCAGAATCGGGCAGGCTGGCACAATCACGCCGTATCGGGCGGGTTTGCAATGAAACAAGGCAAATCAGGCTGGCTGATCGGCATGAGAAACAGTTGGGGTGAACAGTGGGGTAATCAGGGCTACTGCTGGATCGGTGAGCGTAACATCCGAGGCAGTGGCTTTGATGCGTATGGTGTATTTTCAGCGGAAGTTGACCCAGCCAATCTTCCACCGTCACTAAAATGACACCTGACACCAGTTATGATACAATTGTGTTGTTAGGTGGCTTGTAGGAGTTTTGGTTATGGCAAAAACAAGAAAACCGTTACAGAAGAAGCCTGTGCCACGAATGATCGTGGAGAAGCAGGAAGAGGCTCGCGAGCACAAGCCAAGCAGAAAAGGCAAGCCAAAGGCCGACTGCTGACAATGAGACAGAAAAGGGAGTGATCAAATGGCAATGCGGATGTTTAGATCAATGCGAAATCCGGCCACAAAAACTGGCCGAACCAGCAACACGTTTGGCAGTCGGATCAGAACATCCGCAAGAACCATTCGCGAGCAGACTGGAAATCTTGTCCAAGGGATAAGAAAAAGAGCAGCCTCAACAGCTCCGGCTCGCGGATACCAGCAGGCCACCGCCAGTCGCAATGTCAAAGGCTCCGCTGCGTCTTACGGTGAAAGTGCACGCAAAAAGGCGTACAATGCCGGAGTCAAGCAGACCCAAAGCCGTGCAATGCAGCATCGTGCTATCGCTGGTGCCCCTTCACCACAGGGATCAAGCTTGGGTTACAAGGTTGGCTTCAGGCTTGGCAGTCAAGTCGCCGCATCCAAGTACAAAGGTAACATTCGCACGAAGCTCGGCGTTGACCGGCCTAACCCACACATTCAGGGCGGCACTTACAAGGATATTCAAGGTCGTACTGGGCTTGAGTCAAGAACGCTGACGCAGGCCACCGCTGCACTGATCCAGACCAAGCGTCTTGCTGGTCAGGCCAAGCGATTTGCTGGCTCAGCCCTGAAGAATAAGCCAGTGCCGCCATCGCACATCCAGAGCCCTGTCAGCAATAAGCCGCTGGTGCCTCCGGGCAGTGCAAGTGCAGCCTATCGTGCCACAAGAGGTGGTATCCGTGGTTTTGCAACTGGCGTAAAGTCTGGTTTCCAGATGCCAAAGGCAACTGTACGACAGGCGTACAATGCCGCCCGATTCAACACAACCAGTTTTGGCACATTCAAGATCAACACCAAAGCCAACGCTGGTCTGTTTGCAGCCGGATACGGTATCGGCAAAGCAGCCAATCTGACGAAACGGGCTGTCTTTGCAGGCCAAGATGCAATGTCGGCAGCCATAAAGGCTCCGTTCCGGGCGGCTGCCGGTGGTGCAGGTGTCGCTGCTGGTCTGGGCAGAGGCTTGAAGTATGCCGCTCAGGGCAACACCACGCTGCGAAACGCCCGATACTCCTACATGAACGCCATGCACGCCGCCAAGATGGGCGACAGCCGTGCCGACCGCATTGCAGGCAAGATCGTCGGGCCGCTTGACAGGGCGATGAATTACGGTGCCCGCAAGCTCACGCCTGCTGCTCAGGCTGTTGGGCTGCCAATGTACGAGGCTTTGAAGTACACGGTCACAAAAGCACCCGGAGATGCATTCAGGGCTGCTAGAGCGGGTATCCAGAACAGAGCGGCTGCGAAAGCCAAGAAGGCACAAGTGGCTCAGGCTGTTGCCAACGCAACACAGTGGGGTGGCAGAAACTCCACAACGCCAATGGGCAAAAACACCACGGCACAGCAAGTTCGTTACAGCATGGCTATGAACAAGAAGGCGGCTGCACAAGCTGCATCTGGTCAAACGCCTTGGGGTCCACGAAACAGCAAGACGCCTGCCGGTCTCAACACCACAGCTCAGTTGGTGAGATTCAACAACTACATGGCCGGTAAGCGGGCCGTCAGCATGGGACCGCCGCCGCCACCAACGCCTCCTCCAACGCCTCCTCCAACGCCGCCACCGGCCAAGCCAACACCACCGGTTACACCGCCAGTTACGCCTCAGAACAAGCCAACGCCGTCTGCGGCCTCGGCAGGGACTAGAAAAGGTCGGACATTTGTTGCCGGTAGCCGGGGCACAACAGTCCGCACAAGTCCACCAAGATTCACTGCGGGACGTGGCAGAAGAATGCCAGCCAAAGTCGCTCGACGAATAGACAGAAATATTCAGGATTTACAGTCCGCAGTGAAAAAAGATGAAATTAACAGATTTTTCTCCGCTGAGAATCAGTCGTCTGAAGCCACCGGCACTGCGGTAAAACAGGCAAGACAGAACCGCACAGATTCAGAGCAGGCAACGAGAGACCAGCTTGCGAGGATGCTGTGGGAGAAAAGAGCTTTCGCAAGAGCATCGCAGGCTCAGGCCGCCTCGCCTCAAACGCCCGCATCCCAGAGCAATCTCTTCAACCAAGAGGCTATTGGGGGTGGCAAGCGAATGGGCAGGCCAAAGGGAAGCACAGACAAGGCCAAGCGAAAGCCACGAACCAGACGAAACCCGGGGGAGTGATTGGCGTTGAGCAGCAAGCGTCAGCCTCAACGCCGCCTGTGACGCAGACCTCTACTGCCGTCGATAAAGCCCGCAGTGCACAAGGTAATACACCTGCTGTTGTCAAGAAAGCCCGCAGTGCCGAAGAGCAAAAGGCGAGAAACGAAGTTGCATCTCACCTGTGGCAAGCAAAAATTAATCGCGACACGTCTTTTAAGCACATGGTCGAGCAGTCGAGCGATGACAACCTGCGATGGATCATGGAAAGACCGGTTGAACGCAAAAAAACAGATACCGGATATAGCGACCTCGTTTATGCTCGTGAAAGTCGCTATAGAGGGCGTTACGCCGCTGTAAACATGCTTTTTGACGAAAAGGCTGTTGGCGAAAAAGTCCCTTGGGGAACAGTTCTTTTTGAAGCTCGTCGAAACCAAGATCCAAAGAAACTTGCACGGCAGGCAGTTCTTGAGTATCGACATGACAAAATGATGGATCAAGTGATGGATCTGTTTGATGCTAAAGGTATTGCTGTAAGAGGAGGTTTAAGTCAAAAGACATACGATAGAATTGTTAAACTCAAAGACCAGATCGCTGAGCAAAGAAATGTAATTGAGTCAAAAATGCCGAAAAAGTTTAGGCCAAGGAGCACTCTTACCAATAAAAGACGCTACGAAGTAAACGACATGTAGAGTACGTTCTCTTGACACAAGTGTCCATCTTTGTTACAGTGCTATAAATGACACCAGACACCACTCAGGGCTGATTCATGTCAGAAGATATTAGCCAGTACAAAGATTGGCTCAAGGAAAGAAACGAGGAAAACAAGCGTCGCCGGAAAGCACTCCGCGAGGCTGAATCTCGGATCAAGGAACTTGAGCAGTTGCTGGCTGAAAAAGATCAGCAAATCAATGAATACGAGACTGCTCTCGTAGAGCTGGATGATGTTCGTCTGGATATGGAGCAGCAGCTCCAGAACATTCCTCAGGAATTGGAGGAATTTCGCCAGCAGGCGTTTCTTGGTCAGCATAAAGAGGCATTCCAGCAGATGCTGGGCGACAGTGGCTTGCACCCGCAGGCTTCACTTGAACAGTTGTGGCAGATGGTCGGGTACGACCCTTACCAGATCGAAGAGCTGACACCGGAACTCGTCAACGAAGTTCTGACGGCGGCCAGAGATCAGGCGCCATTCCTGTTCATGGGCAAAGATGTGTCGCAACAGATGCCGGTACGTCAGTACCAGAGCGGGCCGCAGGCAGCGGCCATGGCTGCACAGAACGGCTTTGTGCAACCCAGTGGTTTTCTGAGGAGTCCGGCTGTTGCCCAACAGGCATCGCCTATGGCCCCGAAAGCTCCTGAAGGTTGGTCGTCTGTCGCAGCGAGGGGTGTCCCCATTTCTCCACCAACGCAAGCGATTCAGGGTCGTTTTCAAGACTCCAAGTGGATCGCGGCCAATCAAAAGGCCATAGCGGAAGCGGTCGAGTCAGGGGCACAGTTTATCAGCTCTGACTGACACATTTCGCTTTGGCTATTGGGGTAATACCAATGCCAACGGAATCAACAGGCGGTTTATGGAAGTCAAAGGTTGTGGGCGATACCGGTGCCCAGACCACTCTTGGTACGTCATTCTCGATTGATCAGCTCTACGCCAACATCATTGCCGCCTTCACGCAGGCAGAAGCGGCACTCGTCGGCCCCAACCTCTTCCTTGATCTGGTTCATACAGACGTGGATATGGGCGACACGGGCTATCAGGGCAAAAAGGTCACGATCAACTTCCCCAACTCGTCGTTCAGCGTGAATGACGTGGCGGTCGGAAGCTCGATCTCATACGACGCTCCGCAGACGCTCACTCGCGATCTGGAGCTGAAGTATCACCCAACGCTTGCTTTCCCGATCTATGATCTGGAAAAGGCGTTCTCGGCACGCCCGGGGCAACTGCGTGAGATGTTCGTTGACGAAGCCATCAAAACCTTCGGCACGTACATGAACAAGCAGATCACCTCACTGATCCGGCCAGCAGCAACTAATGTTGAAGGGTTCCCGATCATCAATGCGGGTGCTGGCGGCGGTTCGCTTTCCGGCAATGCCAAGCTTGACGTGAAAGACTTTGCCGTCGGCTGGTCAACGCTCGTCAAAAACAAGTGCCCGGTGCGTGACTTCCCCAATGTCAATGTTGTGGTGCACCCGGACACATACACCTACTTCCTCACGGACGACAACTGGGCCTTGGCCAATGCTGTCGGCTATGAGATTGCCGGTTCAATCCGCCGTTCGGCGATGGTTGGACAGGTGTTCGGTGTTGTGGCCGACTACGACCTTGACACGCCGGTGGCCTACTTTGCCAGCGGTCAGATCCCGGCAAACGACGCCAACAACAACATTGTTGACGCTACAAACGTGGCAACAGGCAAGAAGCGATTCCGCTCATTCCTGTTCCACAAGCGGGCCATTGCCGTTGCCTATCGTCCGCTGGAACTCCCCGGGCCTGAGTCGGGCGTTAAAGCTTCGATGGCCATCTACAAGGGCGTTCCGATCCGGTTCATGCTGACATACAACCGTCAGAAGTTCCGCTGGGAAATTTCCTTCGACTCACTTTTCGGCAAGATGATCTATCGCCCGGAATTTGGTGTCATCTTCCAGTCAGACGCCATCACCGTCTGATCCACAAACCTCTCGGGTCGCCCTGCTCTGCCGGTATGCCTTCCGGCAGGGTAGGGTTTTGGAGTTTAGGAAATGCCCGGCGAACCGTACAACGTGGATCGGTCTGTTTACGACGTGGTGCGTGACACAGGGCGAGTTTTCAGCCGTCAGGTGATCAGCGACGACGGCGCCGACCTCACGGGCTTCAACTCAACCACAAACATCCTCTCGGCTGACATCTGGGCGGGCGACAACCAGCCATCGCTCAATATCGACGGCCTTCAGGCTTATTGGACAAACGCCGCCCAAGGCCAATATACAATCTCGGTTCCGCCAATCGATCCCACGATTGTCGATGCTATTTACTCATTGCGGGTGCTGATGACGACCGGCGATGTCTCCAAGGAGATCTATCGCGGCAGGATACGGTTCATTGATGCTCCCGGCCAGTTCTGCAAGCAGCTCAATGTCTATTGCTCCTATAGGGACGTTGTTGATCACGCCCCTTGGATCGAGTCGCTCCAGACAGACCTTGATCGAAGCGGCTTCCAGCGTCAGAGATCGGCTGCAAAGAACTGGATCGATCTGGCTATCGTCAAGCGGGCAAAAGTGCTTGACAACGCTTGGATGCAAGGCAGCAACTATCTTTACTACGGTGTGGTGCCCCCGGGTTTTGCCTACTCGCGATACATCCAGTCGCTGATCGGCGAAGGCAAGATCATGGTTGACCAGAATCTTTCCGACATTGCCGCCTACTACACCATCCACCTGATCTGCGAAACACAGTTCTCGCCTCAGGGTGCCTATGGCCCATACCTCGACATTTCACGCAGGATGTATGGCATGGCGGCCCAGCGTCTTGAAACCGCCATCATCCAGTTCGATACAAACAACGATGGCTCGCCCGAGATTGCCGTAGAGATCGGCAGGGCCAGCGGCAGGAGCTCGCTTTGATCAACCTGCTTCCAAGCCAAAGCCTTGACGAACTGATCAACATTGTGGATTGCTTCACAAGGGCGGATCAGTATGCCATGAGCCTTTCAGCTCGCCTTCAGCTCGTCATGCTGGAAGATAACAGGGTTGGCATCCTCAACGGTACCGATGGCCGTGGCAACCCGCTGACACCCACAAAATACAGATATTCCTCAAGCGGTGTCTCCAAAACCGGCCAGCATGGCCAGTATCGAGTCACAAAGCAGGTAAACACCCAGAAGAACACGTTTCGCATCTTCTTTAACTTCAGCGAGATTCCACGCGATTATCAGTCATACGCTGCCCAGACCAATCTGACAGCCCAGTCAACAACCTCGCTTTACATCGGGGCCAACGCAGTCGGATCGTATCGCTCCCAGTTCTTTAATCCCAACCCTGTTGATGCCGACTTTTCGCTCTACCGCAATTTTACCGGGCCACCAACAGCACCAAACTGGGAAGAGTCGCGTGTGATCTCGAACTATGTCTCACATGACATGACGGCAGGGCCATCCGTCAACGTCTTTTCCCAGTGGGAAGACGTCAGAAATAAAGATGGGTATTCATTTCTTTCAGACCTGTTTCATGGAGGTGGCAAGTATCCGCCACGTGACCTGACGGGCATCCGGCCATGGGGCCTGCACAATGCCGAAATTCAGGCATCGTATTTCCTTCAGGATTTAGAGGAGGGCATCTTTGCTTGAACTTCCAAAGTCAGCTTACACCAAGCTGTATCGAGCCGTTGAAAAGCAACTGAAAGCCGACCCTGCTCTCCAGAAGGTCGTCAAGTCTTGGAATGTGTTTCAGGGCAAGACGCAGGACTTCCAGACGCCCAGCATCAGCCAGTACCCGTCTGTGGCACTGCTGGTCTCTTCCAGTGGCATGAGCCCGTTTTCACAGGCAAGCAACGAAGAGACGATGGTGATCGATCTGGAGATGGCCGTCAATGGCACGGATCAGGATGACCTGCTGAATCTCTGGTGGGCCATTCAGAAAGCCCTCAGGCCGTCAACAGAGGGCCGAAAGGCATTGATTGCCGCTCTCAAGGACGACCCCTGCACTACGGTTGTTTTTGAGGGCTTTGGCAAGTCGGCACTCAATCACGTCAAGATCCGTGAAAACAACACAATGGTCGGCACTGGTTCCATATACATCAACCTGCTCATTAAGGAGTAGCAGACATGGCACGTTATTGGGCAAGAATGTTTGCGGAACGCACCTCGGGAACGGCAGCCGCCGACATTTGGAACTCAGACAAGTATTCATACAAGGGCACCATCAGCAGCACGTCGGCAGGCACGGCCAACAAGCATTTTATCCTGCCGGATGTTGAAGATGGTCCGGGCCTGAACATGCAGTCCGTGAACATCCCTTGGCAGATCAGCTCGTTTGGCTCGTATGGCGGTGTGCGGCTGGCTGGCTCTGAACTTCAGCAAGTTGGCGGCACATTCACCACTGCCCTCTTTGCTGAAAACGCAGAATGGCTGCTGCGTCATGCTTTGGTGTCATACAAGCTCCGCAACGGCCAGACTTTCTACGGCAACGACACATTCTCGTTTGCCGTGGCCAGATCGTTTCTGGATGCCGACAACTACCCACAGCACGAGCTTTACCGGGGCTGCAAATTCAGCGACGTTTCACTGTCGTGCTCCGATCAGGCTCCCATTCTGCGTGCGTCGTTTGGCATTGTGGGATCAACCAAGGAATATCTTGCCGGTGGCAACACCGACACCTACACCGGCGATGCCCTTGCCTATGCCACCGAGCCAACAGCCTGCGATCAGTATCCCTCGGATATTTTCACGTTTCAGGATGCCGAAATTCTGATGGCTGCCAGTGGCACCACGGCCAACGTGCAGGTGACGGAGGTTCGCAACCTGTCGATCAGCTTCCGCAACGTGCTCGACCCGATCTTTGGACAAGGCCGAAACGTGCAGACGCTTCAGCGGGTGGCCTGCGAGATGTCGTGGTCGGGCGAGTTCACCATGACAATCCCCGGCCCAACAGCAAATGCCACGCTTGTGCCTGATCCATCGCTGAATATGGCCCCGTCGCAGTGGTTTCGCTACAAGCTGGAATCGCTGAAAAACGGCACGTCAGCCGCCCAGTTCCCGATCATCTTCAAGTTCAAATCCAATAGCAACAACAAGGTGATGAACTTCAATATTGGCCGCTCGCTGATCACTCAGGTGTCTGACGTGATGCCGATCAACCGGACATTCACGGTTCGTGTCGGCGGGATTGCCATGCTGGGGTCAGACTGCAACAACTTTACGATTGACTTCCCGACCCTCACCTGATGAGGCACAGCAATGGATCGCCTAGTCAACATTCGGATGACTGCGGATTTGTCGCAGATCATCCAGCAGTTCACTCAGCTTAACAACACCATCAACACTGTCACTTCGTCGCTGGGCGGGGTGACAGGCTCCAATATGAATATTGGCGGCATGGCAGGTGGCATGAATCTGCCGGGTGCCATGGGTGGTGTGGCGGGTGCAGGCGGAACGATGCCCGGGACGGGCGTGACCAACCCGAGAACATCCAACCGTGGCGGCGGGGCGGCAGCCAACAGCTATAGCTCGATTGGGCGGGCTGATGGCCGCAACGTCACATCGATGATGTTCGGCCTGTCGCAGATCGGTTTTGCTCTGGAAGATTACCAGTACGCAGGCTGGCGTGGCGTCATGAACAACGTGCCGTGGATCGCCAATGCCCTGACAAGCATGGTGGCACCGGCAGCCGCACCCTACGCCCTGCTTGGAACCGCCATTGGCGTGCCACTGGCCAACATGGCCTATGAAAACATGTCCGTCCAGACACGAGACAAAATCTCACAGATGTTTGGCGGTGTCGGCATGTCTGCAAATGACATGAGAAGTGCTGAAATCGATCAGATGCAGCAAATGCTCGACAAGATTCCGGGCGGCAGCTACAGACGTTATGGGCTGGAACGAAACCTGTCGTATGCCAGAAGGCAGGAAGGGCTATCGCAGGCAGGCTTTGAAGCTCTCAGAACCGACTACGCCGCATTGTCTGGCGACAGGGAAGAGAGAATGGGTCTTGCAAGCGACTTTTTCCAGACCCAAGGCGAACGAGGCAGGTTTTCCACCATTGATAGCAGGATAGAGGACACCCTGACCACGTTCTCACGCGACGAAAGAAGGCGTGCTCAAAGGCTAATTGTTGACGAATACAACCAAATGTCGTTGCCGATGCAAGTTCTCAATGACGCAGGTTCTTTTCTTCGCTCTGCCGGAGGTTTTATTTCCGGCACTGGCGATGGCGACACATCAAAGAGACTGCTCGACGGTGCTCTTGAGCGTGTCAAGAAAGAGAAAGTCAACTGGGCCAACGAGCTTGCGGCGGAGATCGAGAAGATCAGGAAGGGCGAAAAACCCAACTGGGACAGGATGCTCGACTTGGCCGACAAGATGGGGCCAGACGTTTACTTTGAAATCAGGGCACTGCGACGCGAATACACCCGTGCCAGCGACAAAGTGAAACTGGAAAAATCTGAACAGGCAACAGCCGTCGAAGAGGATGCACAATACGCCGCAGAGGAACAAGGGCGGCTTGAGCGGCTTGGTCAGGGTGCCGGAATGGCCTCTGGCAGATATTCATCGCAAATTGGTGCGATTATTGCCGGATCACGAAGCATGACAGTCGATAACATGCAGATGGATGCCGGTCAGGTTGCAGGCGAACGCATCAAGGATTTTCTGGCGAAACAGGGAGTGCCAGAGGATATTCGCAATGAGATTGCAAATCCAAAACTTTTACAGGGTATTCGTGACGCTGAAGAGAACAGGAAAAAGCCGGACGAGAAGATCTGGGAAGAAAACAGCCAGCAGTGGATTGCCAATGTTAAAAGCGACCTGCTGCAAGCACAGAACGCCGCTTGGAAAAACGGTCGGTTTAATCAGCAGATTTACAACTCCTACATCTATCGCATTAAGACAAAGATCAGAGACGATCTTGTCATGTCCGGTGTCAGCCGGAAAAACGCCAATTCGTATGCAGAAATGATCTTTAATGCTGCATACAAAGAGGCACAGGAGTCTTACACCGATGCGGTGGAGGTCTCACGCAACCAGCTTCAGGTTGACGCCAGAAAAGGCATTCGCGTGGATCAGGGTATGGTTCACAATGCCGCCATGCAAAACCTTGTGGGTGAGATGTCAGACGACCTCACGGCTGTTTACGGCAACGCTCAGGCAAACACGTTCATGATGAACCGGATTTACCAGCAGCAGCTTCGCCGCAGGCAGATCATGCTTAACAGGTTCCAACGATGATTCTGAAGCTGAAGGTCAATGGCACGCTGATCGACATGGCCGTCAAAGGCATCAAGCTCAACTCGGTGCAAACCATGGTTGAGTCGGGTCAGCCAATGTTCGACTTTTTCATTGTCACACCCGTCATGCCCTCGCCTGCGTCCGGCTTCAATGCCGACAACCCTTGGACATACAACGCCAAGGAAGTTGAGCTCATCGCACAGAAAAACACGGACGCCAATGTCACCAGAACGCTGTTTCTTGGCGATGCCATGCAGGTCAACCCGTCATATCGGGATAACAACTTAAACGGCTTCTCTGTTTCATGTGTCGGCTTTGGCAACAGGGCCGAGCGGATCCCGATCCTGAATCCGTTTGACCTCTCCACATCCATCACTTTTAACATGGACAGAAGATCGTTTGACTACGACTCACTGCTTGACGGCAAGAATCTTGGTCAGGCCATCAAGATGCTGCTTACTGGCTACGATACCGCCACAAGGCTGATTGCCAATGGCTATACCGGCATGTTCACCGCAACTGGCTCATCAAGCTCGGCGGCAACGCTGGTGGACGATCTGGAAACAGAGCTTGGCCTTTTGACCACACGACCGGTATCGCCAATCAACTTCTCTGGTGAAAACCTGCTGGGATCAATCCAGTCGCTTCTGGATGCCTATGACCCGAACTATCGCTGCATTGCCGACCCGCACGAGAGACGCTTCAAGATCTACGACAAGAGACGCACCAGCAAAAAGACGTACACGCTCGGCACAGACCCGATTGACGGCTTCAGGCACAACAGGGACACATCTGTATCGTACAAAAGCGTCAGGATCAGGGGCTCGGCAAACATCAGGCCCTATCTGGCACACTGGAATATGGGGATCGACACCACTTACCCCAAGGGATTCAAGACCGGAAACCTGATCGAACAGTTCCAGTACGGCACAAAATCCAGCGACACAGCCAAGGCAAGCTGGAAGCTTGGCGACTTTGAGAATCAGGTCGTCGTCAAGGCCGACGAAAACGGTATCTACTGGCCATCTCCCGGCGAATATGTGCCGTGTGCCAGCCAGACACCGCCTTACGCCTGCAAGCCGACCAGCATGCCTCAGGCAGATGAAGTGGAGCTCAACGCCGCGGCGTTTTCCACACACCCGGAAACGGATATCGGCGGGCCGCTGGCATGGGCTCAGAATGAATGGGCACAGACATCCTCAGGCTCAACCGTTGCCCGTCAGGGCAGGCTTTCCATCCGGCGAGTTTTTCGGTGGAACGGCACGGAAACAGCCACCCTGAAAAAGGGTGATGTGATGTGGCAAGTTGAGGACCGATTTCTGGTGGTCGGCAATGACCCGTACCCCAATGTGATCCAGAAGTGCGACGGCACAAACTGCACATACGACAAGATCAGATTCAAGCTGGACAGGCCGCACGGCATTGCACCAAGCGATGTGACCCCACCATCGGATATTACAGCCACACCTTCAAACTACAAGGAAGAGTGGTCGTTTGAGCTGACAGGGTACAACCCTTCAGGTGCCGTTGTCTGGCGACGATACAAAGTCAATTTCGGCACAAACACACAGGCATCAAATGCCTATGGCGTTACCAGAAAGATCATGAAGAGCTTCCCAGAGCCCGTGCCTTGGCGAAGTGCCGACGGCTCATCGGTTGTCATGGTCTCAAGCCCGCAGGCGGCAATCGTCTGGTCAAAGACATACGCCAAGCCGTTCAATGAATGGCCGATCAACTTCTATATCGACCGCGAGAACAACCAGATCATCTTCACGCCACCGGTTGTCAGGGTTTTTGGCACACGGTCCAAGCTGGAGACGGGCGGGTTCAACAACACAATCACCCCACCGTGGGGCACCTATAATTCAAGCACTGGCACCACAAACCAGACGATTGATGGCGTGCCTTATGACATCAGAGTGCTTCTGCCGGTTGCCGATGGCATCCTTTCCACGGTCTATCCGCCTACAACGGCCAACCTCACGGACAACAGGCCGGATGGCAAGCCGTATTACGGCACAGCGGCTCGCTACGAGGGCGTAACGAAGATTCTTGAGGTTTCCATGCCTCAGTGGGTGAACTCGTCAGACGGGGCAAATATGGACGCCTACGCCCAACAGCTTTACGAGTCAGTTAAAGACACCATTGTTCACGGCGAGTTTCAGTACATTCAGGAAATCGATCCGTTTGTCGAGTCGTGGCATCCCTACTGGCTGCCGTCACAGTCATTCACGGGTACGGACGGGCAGCCGCACAACAGGCCGCTGTTGCCTTCGGTTTCCGTTGCGATGGCAGACACAACCGTATGCGACACCGGCATTGGCGTGCTTTCGGAAGACGAGCTGCTTTTGACTGCTGTTGAGCTTCGGTTCAATGAGGGTGTTGGCGGCAAGTCAATGACAACGGTGATGCAGTACAGCAACCAGAAAGCCCCGTGGGTTTCGCCCCAGATGGGCTTTGACTTTTACAGGCAGTCGATCACAGCCGACTCAATGGAAGGCTGGATTGAGATGCAGAGAAACGCGAGCCCGATTCTATGATCGACGAGTCACGGGTGATTGAGGTTGAAAGGCGGCTCAATGAGCTGCTTGACAGAGTTTCAACGCTTGAGAAGGTGGCCGCTATGTTGATGGACAAGCTCAACTCCATTGCTGCAATGCTCAACAGTCCGGCAAAACGATGAACGAAACAAGATGGCTTGAGATTGAACGCAGGCTGAGGTCAGCCGAATTAAGAACAGGCGACATCGACGCCATTCTGAAGTCGATTTACGACCGGTCAATGGTGCTCTCGACCTTTATTCTGCCAAACATTGATGATACCGTCACGCCAGTCTATCCGCCCGGATCGTGTTATGACACGTCCGTCAGTGTTCTCTGGTACAACTCGCCCACAATCAGCCGGGAAATTCCGCTTGCCAGCACCGACTCAAACTGCTCAAACTCCACTTGGATCGGTGTTGCACCCGGGGCAAGTGGCTGGCCCGATGTGCTGGATAGCTGGCGGCAGTACATTAGCTACAATGGCACCACCACAACGCTTGACAGCAAGGATGTTATTTGTGTCAGCGGCGCACCGGTTCTCACTACAACTCCCGGATTCACGCAGCCCACATATCTGATTTTGCCAACAATCAACGTGGACAATCCTGCAACGATATGGTGGAACCTCTCGATCCACCAGTCAGTTCCGGCTGTCCATGACGCCAGAAACGAAAATTTGACGTGGTATTACGCCAATGGCAACAGCCCGACAAGCCCCTGTTTTATTTACGGCACCAGCAACATCACGGTGACTTATGGCAACACGTCGGCCAACCAGACATACACCTATGGCAATAGTATTCTGGATGTCTGTCAGATTACCGGACCGGAGACGGGCAACGTCACCATTACATACAACAAGAATGGTTCGGCTGATCTAAATCAAAAATACGATGGCAAATTCCGCCTCACACTGATGGATTACGTGGTCTATAACGGCACAAGCGGCCCTGATCCAGCTGGTGCTGCCACCAATGCCAACGGCCTGCTTGCTGGCGTCAAAGGGCTTCAGGTCATCATGGGCCAGAACGGGACAACCTGCGACATCGACAAAAGTATTCGTTTTGTACCGTCAAACTGGAACGGAACAGTCACCTCTTACGGAAATAACGACTACAAGTATGCACAGTTCACCCCAAGTGCCAACTGGGCTTCCAGTGCCAATCTCACACTGGGCCGCAGGATTGGCTCAATTGGCATGGTCAAGTGGTCGTCGTGCGATGCCAACGCTACGATCTTTGAGAGTTTGCCTACTGACATTAAATGGAAAGGCCCGGGCAGCGTCTCGCCTTGGAGCTTAAACAGGGAATGGAACGGCAGTTTCCCGTTTGAGGACATTTCATTTCCGCCATCGTCAACACACACGCTTGCCAACGCTCCTGTCAGCGGTTTTGATTACATGTCTGAAGAGTGGTGGACAAGCAATATTACCATAGGATGGCGAACTGTATATGCAAGCTATGCCGGAAGTTACAGCTATGTCCCTGTGAGTCTGAAATGGAAAGTTGAAGGCCCGATATAGTGACCTCTTGTATAGATATTTTACTTGTGCTATATTTTTCCGAGTGACAGAACCTATTAACCCGAGCCGTGCATATAACGGAGAAATGATGAGTAAAGCATTTCAGGAATATAAGCCGTGGAAGTCAGTGAATCCTCAGTTCAACCCTGTTTTGCAGCAGGTTCATGAGGATGACGACTCGCTCTACACAGAGCAGATAGCCGAGCCCTACTACGGCACCATCTATGAGTCAACGATGCTGCTTAATGCAATATCGGGATTGATTCTGGCAATCAAGGACGTACCCAGCCAAATGGAAAATGTGCAAAAGCTGGCAAACTTCGCCACTGAAAGCATAGTTGGCAAAACAGAAACAATTGACGAAAAGACACCAGAAACAGTTGATCTGTCTCCAGTGATCTGATACAATTAAATAGTCGCAAAGGTTAGTCTCGGAGCGACAATCATAGCGTGTGGTCTGGATCTACCTTAACAAGTCTGCAACCCTTGTTATGCGGACCACAAGCCATAAACCTACCGCTTGCCGTGCGGTGGGTTTTTTTATTGACTTTGTTACGCCCCCTCCCATAATATGACACCATACACCAGAAGGTGTTTTGACCTCTGGTTTCAGAATTGGCGTCAGCCACCGGTTGCAGTCGAGTGCGTATCTACCGGAACCCAAAACGGACGCTCGTTAAAGATACTTGCCGGATTCACAGGTCTCCGGTCTGCGAAGGAATTGATCGAAAAAGGGTTCTCCACAGCGAGTTTTTCCGGGCAACGGGCAGGTAGTAGATCCTGCAAGCACGGCAACGTCCCGGTCCCAAACTGATACTGATCACTCAGTAAAAAACCCTCCCATAAGATCAATTTCACCAGCAGTTCAATGAAGCAGTCCTGAAACCACCAGCAGCCGCCAACCCTCTTAATATCAGTAGGGATGGCCGTGCTGTGCGCAGAATAGACCTCTCTCGCCTTTTTTCAAATTATTTTAGATATGGCAGTTGACACCAAACTGACATTTTGTAGAATAGTGTCAGAAAAGGGGGTGTCAGATTAACAGGAAGATCATTTGCCGGACTCCTGATGAGATTGTGCTCAAGCTCAAGAGCCTAGTAGGGCTTTTTACTGTCAACAAAATTTATGGTCAGGATGACCGCCTGTTGACTCAGGAGAAGATGGTATCGATTGCGATTGAGCATTTACACGAGCAGGTGAAGGGCGAGGCGATAGACCGAAGCTCGATGAAAGCGATTGCGGATCGGGTCAACGGGTTTTATGCCGATAGTGCCGAGAGTGTGAAACAGCCAACACGGGATGCGTTTCGATGAGTTACGGAGATTCAACTTGGAATTACGGAAAATACAAAGGGACGCCCATTCAGGAGGTTCCAACCGATTATTTGAGCTGGGCTGCGGCCAACATGGAGTTGCGGACGGCCAAGACAGCGGCAGCTAAAGAGCTGACACGACGGAATCAGGACGTTCCCGAGCCAAAGATCAAGAACGAGCGGGAGAAAACGGCGGATCAGGTTCAGTATGAGATCAGAAAGGTTCATGCCGTAATGGGCGAAATCACTGCCGGTCTCAACAGGCTTCTGATCCACGCCGGGCTTCCGCCTGTATCCATTGACCCAAAGCTGGGACGAATCAGCAGGCCGAGGCCCGAATCCAACTATGAGCCCGCCCCGGGTTACATCGAGGGCGAAGAGATCGGTACTGATGATACGCCGTTTTAAGACAACACGGCACGGACGCCTGTTTTCTGTCGTGATTGGATGAGCCCGCCTGTTTTGTTGATCAGGTCGCTTAAGAGGCTTGCTGGGTTCGAGTCCCAGCCGCGACAATCAGCATGGTTTTACAACTGAACCATGCTGGCCTCTGAGTCCGTTCATTCACATGGATTGGCGAAGAGATAATCCTGAGGCTGGGTGGCTCGTTGCTGCCCAGCATTCTTTCAACCATTACGAGAGTAAGCATGCACGCAAAGATCATTAAGAACGCAATCGACGAATGCAACCGTTTTTCCAAGCTGGCCAACGACATTCTGGAGAGCGGTGAAGTCACACCGGCAGACGAGGATGTCTTGAAGCGATTCTCGTTGGACGCCATGAGGTCGCTGCGTCGCGTGCGTGGTGAATCAGAGAACCAAGAGCCTTCTGAGACAAACTGACACCAGACACCACATGCCACGATACGAAACACTTCAGGATGTTTGCAGGGAAGCAATGGTCGCAGGATGGCTCGGCCAATTCCTTGGTGCCGTGCCGGTGAAAACAGGGGCGTTTTCGCCGCACGACTACCTTCTGCAAAAGGACGGCAAAACGTCTCATGTCATTGAGATCAAGTGCCGTTCCGGGGTCAGAAAGTACAAAGATTACATGGTTTCGGCGGAAAAGTGGCACAACCTCATCGCAGCAGGGTTGGAACACAAATGCCCAGCCCTGCTTGTTCTTTACGACGAAACTGACAGCCGGATCTATGCCGTTAAGGCGGCCAGTGCAAACGTGAGCCACTTGAGCATTATCGGCAGAAACGACCGGCCCGAGCAGCCACCCGAGCCCTCGGTCGTTATTGAGTGGGGAAAGTTCAAGTCCATAGCGATCATCAAAAGAAAGGTAAGCAATGTCGGGTGACATCAAAGAGATTGTACAGAAACTGGGTCGGTTTGACTCGATCACAGAAGCCTACAAGTCGGGCGACATCGAAAAACTGAAGGCCGCCGTTGACCAGAACATCACAACGCTCGAAACAATCGTAATCAACGCCAAAGGCGTCATTGATCGATACCAGCCAACAATCGACCTGCTGACACTTTTGACTAACCAGATTGAAGCGGCAAAAGTTGCCGAAAAAGCAGAGTAACTGATGATTGACTGGTCGGAAATCAAGGCGACTGTGATCAAGATTGTCAAACTGCACGCAGAGTACAGACATCTTGACGATTACATGCAGAAGCCGAGCCCCGGCCAATGGAAGATGGCACATAGCAAAATGCTGAAGGAAGAGGACCAGAGGTGGGTCTGGCGGGGCAAAAGGCGAGTTGTTGACGAGAACGGGGCACCGGTCGCTGAATGGTCAGACCCACCAGTGGCTGAACTCATCGCAATCATGTCGCCTTGCGTGGTGCTTGCAATGGTCAGAACCATTGAGCAGATGGCGTCGATCATCGCAGCCTACAGAAACAGCGGCAGGATCGTCAACGCTCACACGGAAGAGAGCGTACGAGTCTCCATACTTGAGCACAACAGGCGAATCACTGAGAAGTTTGTCGCCGAACAAGTGCGACTGTTCGCAGAAGATTCGGTGGTGGCGAACAGATATGCGGAAAAACTTGGAAAAAACCACGAAGAAATCAGGCAGGAGCTTCTCAAAAAGGCACACCTCAGTCCTTCCGATCCAGTTTGGCTTCTGACGAAGGAAGAGATGGAAGAGAGAGGTTTCTTCAAAAACAGTAGGAGAAAGCGAGCTGAAAATGCAAAAGCCCGAAGGCAAGTGGATCATCGGGATCGATCCCGGTTTAGACGGGGGAATAGCAGCATACGACGGCCTGAACCTGATATTTCACCAGCGGATGCCGGTCATCAAGAACGGAACCAAGAGAGTGCTGAATATCGGTCGGATAGTGGAAACACTGAACCAGCCGGAGATTCAGGCGATTGTGCTTGAGAAAGTTCATTCCATGCCCAAACAGGGAGTGGCCAGCACGTTCAAGTTTGGCGAGAACTATGGCGTGATCAAAGGTGTGTCGGCAGGCATTGGCAAGATGTTGGTCGAAGTCACGCCGCAGGAGTGGAAGAAGAGCGTGATCAGGGGCGTCGATCTGGCCCTTGGTAAGAAAATGTCGGTCGCATTCTGCTGCAACATGTTTTCCAAGGAAAACCTGACCGATGGCGAGGCGGACGCCGCCTGCATGGCCGTGTGGGGCTGGAAGTTCCTAGCGTTTTAACTTGGCCTTTTCAGCCGACGACAACATGTATTCCGGGTCTTGCTGCATCTTGGCATAGACCCGTGAAATCATGGTCAGATCAGAATGCCCGACAAGATGCGATAGCGTGACGGTATCCACGCCATTTTTCAACGCCTCGGTGATATAGCCTTTCCTGATCGACCCGAGGTGATACCGCTTCCCTGTTGCTTTTTTAATTCGATAAAACTGACTGTTGACGTTGCACCTATTCCATGGCGTGCCTTTTTGTGTGACGAAGATGTGACCATCTTTTCGTTGACCGATTGACTGTTTCACCAGACTCACGGCACGGTCAGTCAAATAAACAATCCTGATGGACTTTTTCCCTTTAGACTCGCTTCGTGGCAGCACGATCCGGTTAAACTCAGGCTCAAAGTGCCTGACCTCAAAGCAGAAAATTTCCTGCGGCCTCACGCCGGTTTCCCAAGAGAACTCAAGCATCATTCTGAAGTTGAGGCACTTAACCTGCGACAAGAGGGCGGCAAACTCGCTTGGTGTGATGGCATCTTCCCGGCTGATCTGGGCAGGCTTGCGGAAGTGCTCAATCGGGGAGCGGTCAATAAACCCCTGCCGCACGGCCCACGAGAACATGGCACAGATTGCCCGGGCAAGATTATGCCTGCTGTTCTGCCCGAGCTGTTTAGTGGAGTCGATGATATGGGTGAGGTGGTAGGGCTTAAACTCGTGGCATGCGGTTGCATTCAGAACGGGCATGGCGATGTTCAGAAAATACGCATACCACTCATGCGTCCTGACGGCCCTGTTTGACTTGACCCAATTGAGGAACCGGTGAGCGATCTCTGCACAACTCTGCACATCAACCGGCTCATGCGAGGCGATGATCTGGTAATACTTGGCAAACGCCTCAGAACGCTCCCGAGCAAGCCTGATCTGCTTGTCGCCGATCTGCACGTACCAGCATTTTGTTTGCTTACGATAAAACGGTTTCGGCTTACGAGCCATGGGTATGCCCCAAAACTCTGCACAAGCCCGAAAAAATTTGCTGTAACTAGTCGGGGCGAAAGGATTTGAACCTCCGACTTCCTGCTCCCAAAGCAGGCCAAAAGGTGGGCTAAGCCCTTTCGCAGCAGATTGTTACGAAAATCAGTCCATGTAAGGTTCGACCATTTTTCTGCGATCTTCTTCGCTCAGTTTGAAGAACTCATGCACAAGGACGTGGAACAATACCTGAGCCTTGGGCTTCCTGCCTTGGCAAAGGTAGCCAGAGTTCCGCAGCCAATCGGTCGCTTCGTTGAAGTAATACTCCGTGCTGGGCTGCATACGCACATACATGCGTGGGCTTTCGATATCAAGCGTGCTAGGCATCTCGCCCAGCGGAAACTTTGGCTTGACCTCGGCAGGCTGCGGCAACGTAATTGCAGCCCCAGTCTCAGCGGCAAATTTTCTCATGAGTTCTAAAAGTTGAGCTTGCTCTTCAGGTGTCATGCCTATGTCCCCAGAAATTTTGTTTGTCACAACTTAATTATGCAACAAAAGTTACAAATAAGTCAATTGCCATAAATCTTACAGCAGGGTTGACAGGTCTGGTTGTGACGGATAGACTTCTGGTGTCTGTTGTCACTGTGACAAACCGAGGAGCCGATAGGAGTGAGTGCGATGAGTGCGAATCTTCCAGATAAATCCATTAAATACAATTCGCTTGCCGAGATCTCGCAGGTTGCCAATTGGGCGGTCAAATCCGGCCTGTTTGGTGTCAGGTCTGCGGATGAGGCTGCCGTAAAAATCTTGTATGGCGTCGAAATGGGCCTGCCCACGTTTCAGGCGTTGACTTCGCTCAACCTGATTCAGGGCAAAGTCACCATGGCCGCTAATCTGATGGCGTCGCTGATCAAGCGGAGTGGCCGTTACAACTATGTGATTCGGACTTGGGATGAAACTGAGTGCGTGATTGACTTCAGTGACAACGGCCAAGCAGCCGGATCATCGTCGTTTACAATGGCCGACGCCAAGCGTGCCGGTCTGGTCAGGGGCGGCGGCGGTTGGGATAAGTATCCGAAAGCGATGCTCTTTGCCCGGGCGATCTCGCAGGGGGCAAGAGCCTACTGTGCAGACGTTTTCTGCGGACCAGTTTATGACCCGGAAGAATTGACCCCAGACACCAGAAATGGCGATGTCAAGCCTGAGGTTGTCAGTGTGCCGGTGGCTGAGGCACCCACGCCTGAGCTGTCACGTTTTGCGGTTCTGCCTGCCCCAGTGGAGAAGCAGGTGCATCCACTGAAGATTGAGCTGTCGAGCTACTTTGGGTCTGACAAGCAGGCCATCAAGAACGCGGTGGTGAAGATCTATGAGGTGGCAGCCCGTAACGGGCTTGTTGATGGATCGACAGTTGACGAGAAGGTCATGTATGCGGAGCTTGTCGGGGTCATTGATCGTGGCAAGCTGAGCATAGAGGATGTCCGCCTGATCATCAGCAGCGACGACGCGATGGTCGTTGAGGAAGTGGAGGAAGCCGATGCCGCTGACACTGGGGCTGAGTAAAAAAGAGTACATCGACCTGAAGCGTAATGGCGAAAGGATTCGCCTTACGTTTAACAAGTTTTCCAAGAATAGTCCGAGTCTGACAATTGAATGTGATGGGGGGTGGTCGATTGAACGCATTAGCGGACGAAGAGGAACGGATCGAGGATTTTCTAAGGAAAGCAATGCCGGTCTTGGGCTTTCGCGTGTTCGTCAACTTGCGAACCGAAGAGGGAAGACTACTCACAAGGACGTTCCACCACGGGATAAGAAAAGCCCGCCCAAGCCTGACAGAAAGCGAGGCGATGGAGATCGTCTATGACTTGGCCACTTCTGGCGAAAGCTATGCGTGGCCGGACAAGTTTGCGAGAGGCTTTTTTACAGCTCTCAGGTCGAAGGTTGGTATGCCTGTAGGAGCGGCTGCCGTTAAGCCGCTTCAAGATTTCACGGACTCGAAATCTTGCGAGGTGTGCGATGGACAAGGGATTGCGATACTGCCGAAAATGTATGGGCCGGGATCGGCGGCCTGCGTCTGCAAGAAAGGAAGATTTTACTTTTCTTGCTGGATCAAAGATAATCCGAGAATTGTGGATCTTGAGCTCTACCCTCATGTTGTTGAGCACATCATCAGGGAACAGCAGCCTGCCGCAGCTCTTCCGGCTGGAACGCCTGCAGAGCTCATCAGGTATTTCAAAACACGACTGGGGGGAAGTGATGACAGACCAGATACTTTTCCGGGAGATAGCCAGACAAAAGGCGTTGGAGTGGAAAATCAACATCGACGGCATGCCTCATAGTGATGAGGCGTATCATGTGAAAAACCATGTCGTGCGTGATTATTGTTCTGCCTGTCGCATTGATGATCTGTCTCACTCGGAACACATGAGGATGTGCGAGCTCGCCGCCGAGGTGATCGTCAAATTTTCACCAGTCAAAGACAAGCTGCCTTCGGCGGAGGAGCTTGGCAACTTTTTCAAGGCGATAGAGTTTGAATCTCACTAAAGCTGAAGTCATCTGCGATTCTGTCAACCCGCTGGGCAACCGGCTGATCACGCTCGAGCTGGTTTATCCGAGGATTGTGCACGCAGAGGTCATGAGTTATTGCAGCTTTGCCAGAAACGCCAACAGTAGCCGGGCCATGACGCCCGGCTCTGTCATTCAACAGGTGAGGGACGAGGGCTTCGTGCCTGAAGTCTGGCGTAAGGCAGATGTGAGAGGGATGATCCCCAAAGGCAAGCTCGACCCGCTGGCAGCAGCCAAAGCAGAGACAATCTGGCGAGAAGCACTGGCTGACGCTACGAAGCACGCCAAGCGGCTTGACGACCTGAAGGTGGCCCGTGAGCTCACCAACCGGATACTTGAGCCTTTTGCGTGGATAAAAACGCTGGTGACGGCTTCTTGGCCGAATCTGGCCAACTTCCTGCATCAGCGAATCTCCAGAGAGGCACAGCAGGAGATCAGGGTGCTGGCGGAAGCGGTCGGCAATGCGATTCACATGAGCAAGCCGGTGGAGCTTGGCAAATCGGGCTGGCACATACCTTACACGAAGATTGACGAGATTGACGACAAGAAGCGGCTGATGTTGTCAGTGGCCCGTTGTGCCAGAATCAGCTATCGCACGCCACGGTCGATCAACTGGAGTGAAAAGCAGGTAGAGGACGCCGATATTCAGCTTGCGATGCGGCTGCAAAGAGACGCCCACTGGTCGCCGTTTGAGCATCAGGCGTTGAGCTGGATACCCGCCGAGTATCGGAACGATCACGACGAGGCGGTTCCCTACAAGCTGCGTGGCAAGTTTCAGGATGGCTGGGTGCAGTACAGAAAGACAATATCCGGCGAGTGCTTTACCGATTACAATCTGAACCGGTTTGGCAACGGTAAGCAGGCCAAAGAGCAGCCACAAAACGATAGGAGCAGTGTTACATGGGCATCGTTTTCAACGGAGTTGTCGAAGTTTCTGGAGAAAACATTGAATACACCGGAACCCTGATCAACTTCTTTTACAGCCGCAAAGAATTTGGTGTCAAAGCAGCCGAACGTCTGGTCATTGACTGTATTGAAAAAGACACCGCTTCCATGACGGAGGTAAATCAGTGGGTGATGATCTATGAGGATGGCCGCCGCAAAACGCACACGGTCGTTTTTTACTGCATCCGTAACGAATATTCAGAAACGCCTGACTTTCTAATCATCACCATACCCACGAAAAGCTGGGAGTCGGGCAATGATATTTCTGCTGCCCTCAACTGTAACAATGGGTCTGGCGAAGAAAAAACTTATTGGCAGAACCCTGAGCTGAACTGACACCAGATCAGCAAAATAAATTAGAAAAATTTTTGTTTTGGTGTATTGACACCATATAGCAGTTGCCATATATTTCTATTACACGGCAGGAATGACTTGCCGGAAATTTTTCCCGATAGGAGACGACTGATGGGTACAGCAAATCTGATGGTTCATGCTGGTGGCCGTTATGTTGAGCGTGACGAGCTTTTGATGGTGCCCTGCCCTGAGCCGACCCGGACGTGGAAGCCTGTGGATCACTTCACGGTGGCCACGAGCGTGATTCACCTGATGCAGATGGGTGGTTATGGGATTAAGCGGGAGAAGTGGGCTTTGAGTGGCCCGGGCAACGAGCGGATGTTTGGCGTGCTGGATATGGAGTGCGACCTGAACGGTCGTGACATTACGCTGGCCGTTGGTGTCCGCAACAGTGTTGACAAGACGTTCCCGCTTGGTTTCTGTGCAGGCAACCGTGTGTTTGTGTGTGACAACCTTGCTTTCAGTGCCGAGCTGATGGTCAAGAAGAAGCACATGAAAAACGGCTTCAGCAACTTCACGGTATCCATTTCAAAGGCGGTGGCATCGCTTGAGGGCTTTGTGCAGGCCGAGAAAGCCCGGATTCAGCGATGGCAGGGCACAAAGATTTCACGGCTTCAGCGTGATCACGTCATTCTGAAGGCTTTGGAGTCAGACGTATTTCCCAAGACGCTGATGGTGGACGTGTTTCGCGAGCAGGTAAACCCGCAGTATGCCGAGTTTCGCGATGGCACGGCTTTTGGTTTGTTTAACAACTTCACAACGGCCATGAGACCTCGGGCAGTGCGATTGCCTCATGAGCATAGCATGGCCACGCAGAAGCTCACATCGATCATTGAGGATGTCGTTTTCGACCTCCGGCCTGATCAGTACCGCATTACAACCCCGTCCGCAACTGAAACCGTATCGGAGTAACAAGCATGAGTGCAGACGCAAAAGATATCGACTTTGAACTGACACCAATCGAAATCAGTAGTGACCTGCCCAGTGTTTCACACTGGCAGGAGTCGAGAAGGGAGATTGAACAGGTGAAGCATGAACTTAACGCCTATTCTCAGAGGATAGCCTGCCTGATTGACCGGGGCTATAACGGGGCTGCTCACACGAGGCTCCAGAGTGCCGAGCATGCACTGAGGGAAGCAGTAATGCAGCTTCACATTGCGTCAGGTATAATGCTATGACGAAGGCAAAAAATAAACCCCCCAGTCCATGGGGGGTACACGATAGGAGAAAGTTGATGAAATCAACCATCTTCAATAGTAAGGGTAACAGATAAACCATGAATGTCAATAGTTCAAACGCAGCTTTCAGGCTTTTATATCTGGCAGAGGGGGAGTGGCAAAACGGCATTCCTCTTGGCCTCACAGAAAGCGGCTCGCCTGATGGGCGTGATATCCCGCAAGACACTGAGGAAATCGCTTATAGGCAAGCCTGCGATTATCTCGATAGCCTCACGGAAGCTGAAGTGAAGCGAGTCAAATGGATTGGGGTCAGGTCGTACATGGTTGGCGATGATGGAACTGGCGAGTCAACAGGCAGGCCCAGACTGATTAATCCTGAAACGCAGGACTGGATCGACTAAACAATCACATAGGAGAAAGACAAATGGCAAAATGGAAAGCACCTCTGACGCATGATGCCGCTAAAAAGCGGTTTGCCGATGCCCTGAACGACGCAATGAGCGGATTCTTTGGAACGCCTAGCGATGGGGCTTTCGCCTCAATCGTTGATGAGTGCGAGGGCACGTTTAATGACTTGCGGGAAGATGGGGAGTCGGTCACTTCAGCCCGGGAGTCAACTAACAGCCAGTTCTGGGAGTCTCTTAGAGAGGGCATTGAAAGTGCGATTGAAGAGTCTCTTGACGGCCTTTTTGACTGATCAGTAAGCTCCCCAAAAACTCAAAAAACCAAAAATAGTGCGTACCGTGTGTTGTTGTGATTAGTTCACGCACACACGGTCGCACGCTTTTAATAGACAATACAGTATTAATTAAGATTTAAATACAGTAGCCCAAAGCTAGCCGTTGCTGGAACTGGTGTCAGTCAAAATTTTTTCTTGGACACTGTTGACTTCTGGTGTCACTTGCCATACATTTTTTGTGTCGGGCAGAATTGTCCGGCTGATTTCACAACTCGACTACCCGATAGGAGCTTTTGCCTATGTGTTTGATTGTTCACAAGCCTGCTGGCCGTGCATTTAACCTTGACCTGATCACACAAGCCGCCAGCGTTAATCGTGATGGCTTTGGCCTTATGTGGCCTGAAGATGGCAAACTTCAGACGGTCAAGATTCTCGACATGACTCAGCTTCGGCATACTGTTGAGCTGTTTAACAAGCGGCCAGAGATTGAAGCTGGCCTGCACTTGCGATACGCCACCCACGGCACGATCAGCAATGATAATTGCCACCCGTTTTCACGCAACGGCTTTGGCCTGATGCACAACGGCATTATCTCGCACGTCAAAACCAAAGGTGACGAGTCGGATACCCGTGCTTTCTGCCGTGCTTATGCGTGGCCTATGCTGCGACGACACGGTATCAACGTCGATACGGTTTACCAGCTGGCAAGCCTGCACGGCCCCGGTAATCGCTTATTAGTGGCTGATTCTGCCGGTAACTTTGCCAGAACCGGTGACTGGACCGAGGTTGACGGCTGCCAGTATAGCAATACCAGCTATTTTTGGAGCTCAAAGTCTTTCGCCAAGCGTGCCCGTATTGATTTTCAGCCTGACAGTATCTTGGATATGTCGTCGTGGTCATATCACAAGATTGCACGTTACGTCAAAAATAACCCTAAGATCGTCACTGATCTGATCTACCAGTTCTTCGATGACATTATTGTCGAGGACGAGGAAACTGACAAAAACCGGCTGTTTTTGGAAAACTGGCGGTCAACTGATGAAAAGATACCGTTCTGACAAGTCTGTTTTACGAGGGGGCAAAAGCCCCCTTTTTTTATTTGTGTAAAAAATTTTATTTTGAGTATTGACCTTTGCTATCTGGTGTCATATATTTCATACGACTGGCCAACGTGGCCAGCAGGACAATTCGGAACTAACGAGGAGAAAGCGATATGAGAACCAACCCCATTACAGTTTTGTTGGATAGTGGAAAGTGCCAGTTTCCTTATGCTGATTCGGTCAAGATGCACCTTCACAAGTTTCTTAATATCGGCAAGATACAGACTGTTGCCAGTGTTGACGTTGCAAAGGCCATTGTTGACTTTCTTGTTGATTTTCTGGACTTTGGGCATAGCCTAGAGCGGATTAAAGACGGCCTGTCGTTTCATTGCGAGAAAGAGGGCAAAACACTTCTGATCAAGCCTTCTGGCTGGTCAAAACGAGTGCAAGATCATGTCATTCATGAACCGGTTTTCACCGACGACAAAGAGGACCTGAGATACGCCTATCGCACGTTCCACGCTCATAAGACGTGCTTCAAGGAAGATTTTCACAAACTGGTCAATCAGATTGTTTCTGGTGAAGTCAGCCCGGATGATTACATCGGCGACAATTACGATGAGCTCGACACTGACGACGACATTATTGAAGCTCTTGGCTATGTGATTAAGCGTGTCGATCCTGCCCTTTATCAGTCCACAGAAACGCCTGTTGGGGCACGCTACGCTATCTTTACCCGTAACGAACCGGTTTTCTATTGGGATGGACGCCACTGCCCGGGCTGATCAGCCTATGACAACATGAAAGACACAAGGGGCTGCTTATGCGGCCCTTTTTTTTGTCCAAAAAAGCCAAAAAAGCCAATAAATACACATACGTCACGCACCTGACACGCACGCCCACGCCACCCACGAGGCAACCGTCACGAAAAAACCTTTTTGTTTATTTTTTGGTAAAAGTCTTAAAACCCTGTAAATCTAAGTTTTAAAGTAAATCCAAAACGCGCCCACATGTGCATACAAAGACTTGAATCAAAATAAAAATTTTTCCACCGGTAACTTGACATCAGACGACAAAATCGATAAACTTGACATATGGCACAAATGCCATGACAAATTGACACCATCACGATAGAGGAGAGAATCAGGATGAAAGAAACATTTTTGCAATCACTTATGCGACCACGGACAGCATTTGAACACCGTATGTTTTTTGCTGAATTGTTTGAGCAAAACAGAGAAATTAAACGGAAGAATTTCAAGGCTTTAGACGAGGCTTTCAACGAACTATTGAAAACTACGACTTACAGGGACCGAAACAAGCCAACCAGCCTAGAGCATAACCCTATTTACATCGAAATCAGACAATCAAAGACAGCTGGAAAACCTAGACCAGTTAAACAGAAAACCGCCATCGTCAGACAGATTAATCATGAAGTACGACTTTACAAGACTTCCCACCAAACGGATTAACAGATCGAAACAAGCGATTTTTTCGCTTGTCTAGTGATGATGTCACTACTGACGAGATCAGACAACAACACGATAGCACGATAGGAGATTAGACCATGTACGCATTGATCACAATCAATCCCGCCCAATCCATTATTAGCCATACCACCACAGACCACACTTTCAGCTTTCAGGCTGATTTTGTGCCAGAAAACCAGCTTATTGAACAGGCTGAAAACGACCTTTATTGGTCAGATACTGAAGACCGTTATTTATGGAGCTGGCAGAGTCAGGAAGTCGAAATACGCAATAGTCGCGGTAGATTGACACAAGACCACGTTTCAGAGGAATTTGAACCGTCAGATTATGACCTTGAAACGTGCTCAGATTGTGGCTGCTTACAGCATAGCGATCATATCACATCTGACAGCCACCGCACGTTATGCAGTGATTGCATCGGCAACTATTCCAGCTGCGAACAATGCGGCGACATCCTCGACGAGTACGAACAGCACTGGAATGAACACGATAACAGTGTCTATTGTTCCGATTGTTACCCTGATTATAGCGGAGACGCCAACGCCCGCCGCACGGGATTTTACCAGCCTACTTTGCATGATCGGTATTTAGACGATTGCAGCCACAAACGCCCGTCAGCTTACCCGATACCGTTAGGCATTGAGATAGAAGGCGAACTGCATCCCGACCACAACGACCGCCGGGAAGCCTTGACTAACCTAATTACAACCATGACCACCACGGCCCACTGGCAATGGCGACAGGAAGGAATCAGCTATTCCGAAGGAAGATCAATCGCCACATCAAAATCCGATGGAAGCCTAACCACAAACGCCGGATTTGAACTTGAGTTTTCTTACAATCGACTTGAAACCTACCGAGCCATCTTCAGAGACAAGACCGTCAAGAGCCTATACAACAGCTTATTCGACGACGACAAGCATGATAATGATTCAGAGATCGGCTTGCATATCTCAATTCCACAATCATACTTGGCAAGCCGGAAAGCCTTGTATTTTGCCAGCTTGATTATGGAACACTACGAAAACGAACCAGACGATGCAGAAGATGATTTTGGCAGATGTCAGAACCATTACAACGACATCAAGCCCGCCAAGTGGCAAGCAAAGCATAAAACCCTCAGAGTCAAGTATAATGCACTTGCGATTCATTCAATCGGCAACCCGGAAGTAAAGACTAAAACGGAACGATACGGGCGGATTGAATTCCGCTTGCCTAAATCCGCCACAAGTGCACAAACCTTACTTGATCGGCTTGAGCTGGCAATGAGCCTATTCATGTTTGCCAGATACGCTTCAGATGTTTTACCAATCACAACCAAGCCGGAAACGGCTTACAACGCCTTTAAAGCCTTTCACCGCCTACGCCTTGACCTAGAGTATAAAGCAGCCAAAAAGGCTGAAAACAGACCTTCCCCCAAGTAATACCAAATCCAACTAACCTACCAGCCTACGCCCTGCCCTAACCGGCAGGGCTTTTTTTGTTACCTGTAAACTGTCAAGTTTACTCTGCAAGCGTAGCAACCCACCCACCCACCAAACCAAACCAAACCCACCCACAGAGTAGAGAGTAGTTAAGTCACTTTGCTTCTTTATACTAACTTGGTATATTACTACTTACTTGGTTACTCACCGCCCTAGGCTACCATCTTACCCCGTTATCCGACCGCCCTAGGTTATCATGACATTTTTGTAGTAGCAATAAAAAAAAGTCTAAAAGACACCAAAAAGCCTTATTTATTTTACCTAAGGGAGATAAAAAGGTTAAAAAGAGGAAAAAGTATCCCGCGACTATACCGGCATACTGCCGGCTATCGATAGAGAGAAGTTAGTTGGATAGTAGATAAATATGTGTTCACTTCGTTCACGATAGATGGTTTTTGAAGTGAATGCAGGGCATCAGGGGAGAGCGAGAAAGCGGGGGACCCCCCACCTCCTTCTCCACATACTGTACTTTTCTGAAACGGTACTGATGGCAGAGGTACAAAGCGGTAGGTGGGGGTGGGGTGTTTTTATATGCACAGCATTTTCCATAAGGTGTATTGCCATCATTAGTCTGTTTGCTATAAGATGTATGACACCAGATATAAGGCAAGGGGGAGGCGTGTTATGCCTAGTGAGGATCGGCATGGGGTGTCAGCTGTGAATGACGAGCGAAGCGAAGGAATGAACTTCTGAGACGGAGTGAGATATGCCTAGTGAAGATCGACACGGAGTCTCAGCGGCGGTAGTGATGAGGTTGATACAGGAGGCGTTGGATTGCAACTGGGATTTGCCTGAGGACATGAGTGTACGGATACCCGAGATGTTGATGGGTATTGTGAATGATCCGAATGAGAGTACCCGCAACAAGATTAATGCGGCGAACTCGTTGGCTAAGCTGAAGGAGCAGAGAACGGAGTCATTAAGCCGTGCTGCGAAATATGCGATAGATCTGGCGACTAATGGGGTGAGTGAGGCGTTAGCCGATCAGCCTCCACTTGATGGTGAAAGCATGATCGACGATAGGCCGCAGGGTTCTATAGAGGAGTAAGAGAGATGGGTTGCAGTTACCACGACATAGGAAGTCCGCCGCGGCGGATGAGCGTGAAGTTTAATGAGCTGGATGACAGCACATCCTGTCTCTGTACGCTCGACTTCATTCATGGCGATATACCCACCATCTCCCAGATCAGATCGCTGGCCATGTTAGGGGCTGCCTGTGAGTATGCCAAACAACTGAGGGTGAACGGTAGCGATGACGAGCAGAGGTTTCTTTCTCAGGTAGGTACTGTGCAAACGCTCGTACCGGAAGATGTTCAAAAGGCGATAGACGAAGCATTCACGAAGATAGGATGGAAGAAAAATGAAAGAGCTAATTGAGCAATACAACCGCATTCAAGCCATGGCCACCGGCCTTCGACATGTCAGTCAAGATATTCCCGGTCTTGTTGACGACCACACCATTGAGGTAATGATTAACAAGATTGGCCTCAGAATGCACACTCTGGCCCATGAGATCGTTAGGGAGTTGCAGCAACAGCTTAACGGCGACGCAGAGCAGCCAAACGAACCGGTGCAGGCAGGCAAGCCTGAACTTACTGTTTGGTGCCTCAAAAACAAAGTGACGGGCAAATACCTTGCGTGCCAATACGTTATTCAGCTTTTCAGGAGCCACAACGATGCGTGGTCTCACAGAACATGGTTTAGCGACAAGGTTGATTGGATCCCAGAGGTCTATGACGGCACGCAAGATGCTGAATGGAATGTAAAAGGGCCTAAGCCGATTGATAACGACACAAATAAGCCACTCTGGACGGTGATTGCAGCCGGAGAGCCTGATTATGAGGCGAGATCTAGAGGGATTATGGGCAGTTCAAAGTATCGCATGTTTTTCACGAAAGAAGATGCTTTGGAATCTATCGGCGATAGCATCGACAAAAAGGTTGTTCCAGTGTGGGGGGAGTGAACATGAACGAACAGATTGAACAACTGAAGGCTGATAAAGCGGCACTTGAAGCGGCACAAGAAATCGCAACCCGTCGAGGTTTTGTGCGGGGTCAGCTCTGCGAGTATGTCATCATGGAAATTGCCGGGAAAATTGCCGAGCTTGAAAAACAAGCGGCTGACCCATGGAAGGAAGCAAAGCAACTAGTTGAGTACTGGCATCGCGCAAACCCATTGCTTGACAAGAGTGCAGAATTGAGACGAGAAGTTTCTTTATACGTCCGCCATCTTGAGGAGAAGGTAAAACAACTGGAAAATACCGCCATACCGGCTGAAGTGTTTCAGCGTGCAGCATTACAGCGGCGGATAAAGCACCAGCGAAGGGAGCTAAAGATGCTGAACAGAGGGATGCACAGACAGGCTCTTGAAATAAGATCATACGAACACATCAACAGTGATCTGCACCGAAATAAAGGCTATTTAATGGGCGAAATAGTCAAGCACCAAGAAAAGATTAGAGGTCTTGAATCAGAAATAAAAGGTATGAAAGCGATGAAATCATGAGCCAAATTGAAATTACGCCCGCCCTCTTGAGCGATCTGCGACAGAAGGCAGAGGCGGCAACGCAGGGGCCGTGGAATCAACAAGGACTTGCAAGTCTGTTGCGATTCGCCCAAAAACACGATGGCCCGTGGAATGACGACGAGTATATTGACTGTACTTTGCAGCTTCCTGAAGAGAAAGACGCTAACTACATCGCCGCCGCATCGCCTGCCGTGGTGCTGGCACTGGTGGCTGAGGTGGAGCGGTTGAGAGACACGCAAAACAACCTTTTGGCGACACTGAGAAGAATTAAGTCTGACCTACGTTAGCGAATGTATACAAGACCTAGCAGAAGAAGCAATTACAAGAGTCACGGAGGCCAGCAATGCCGATCAAGCCTGAATCTATCACCAAACAACAGGCGGAAAAGTTCGCCGAACTCATGGACGCCGATTTCGGACGGTTCCTAAATGATTATCAGGCAATCCCAATCGATAAGATTGCCAATGCTTTAATCGAGGCCGGGATTGTCAGCCCGCCGGTGTATGTTGTCCGCAACACTAAAACGGGCGAACTGGCACGGCATCCTCTCGGTGATGTCGCTCTTGTAGTTGCCGACACTTGGCTGGTTGTAGAAGGTTGGGAGCGTGAGCACTGGAAAGGGCAGGCTGAATGAAACAGCTTAAACATAAGCCATTTCTAATTTCGCCGGAGTTGCGGGAATCGCTACGAAAGCTGGATGAAAAAAGTATCAAGGTCACAATGGCAGAAACAATGAGCGGCCCAGACGATCCTATCAACCCTGACCACTACAAGAACCACCCGTCCGGCGTAGAGTGCATTCAAATCACAGAACACATGAATTTCTGCCGTGGCAACGCTATCAAATACCTTTGGCGTGCGGGTGAAAAGGGCGATGTGATTGAGGATTTGAAGAAGGCCCGATGGTACGTTGATCGCGAGATTCAAAGGCTGGAATTTATCGCGAAAGACAAGTTCCGTTCAGAGGAAATCTTGATCGGTGAAGGCTTGGAAGGGGGAAATCAGTGAGCGATCCAACGAAAGAGCATGTGCTTTTTGACATTCCAGTCTGGTGCTATGAGCCGGATTTTGTCGAGCGTATGGCAAAATTAACTATGGGGGAATTTTTGAAAATAGATGACGATGACGTAACGCGGCATATCCATAAAGCAAAAGAAAAATTCAACAGGTATTGCGAGCGTATCGAGCGTTTTCGGCCAAAAACGATCATTGTTTCGCCTGACATTTAACAAAAAGGATGAAAAAAGATGCCTGACGCCAAACAACCATCGACTGACGTTATTGTTGCCAAGATACTGCTAAGCGTGAGCGGTTCAAGCTCCGACGCCTACACAGAATCACTTCTTGGCGGTGCCATATTGGCCCTCACCATCCAAAAGCAGCAGTTTGAGGCACAACTGGAGGCCATTAATGAAAACAAAAACCAACCCACCATGGATCAGCAACGAGTGGGAGAGATGCCGAAGGGACCCAGTCCGGTTCAATCGAGTAATACTGAAACGGCACAAGCTGTGGAGTAAGCAGGCAAGCATACTCGACAGCTTCCAGAAGTATCCTGTCACACTCTGTAAGGCCGGAAACTCGGTCGGCAAGTCTTATGCACTGGCCGCCGCCGCCCTGCACTATCTGGCCTACAATCCCGGTGCCAAGATCATCTGCACCGCCCCGTCACACACCCAGCTCAGGGAAGTTCTCTGGGCCAACATTGTTGAGGCGTACAACAACTGCCCCTACAAAATCTTCGACAATGCCAGACTTTCAAAGTCTCCTGACCTGAAACTGGAAGTCTCGCCCTCATGGTTCATCCTCGCCTACTCCACCACCACCGCAGAAAGATTTTCCGGGCACCACTCACGCAGGCTGGCCGTGATCGTTGATGAAGCGTCTGGTGTTAATCGCGAGATCTTTGAGGCTGCCGACTCGCTTATCCCACACCGCATGCTTCTGATCGGCAACCCGCTCCGTCCTGAAGGCGTATTCTACGAGCGATGTCTGAGGGCCAGCCAGACTTCCGGCACAAACCTCATCACCATAAAGTCCACCGAAAGCCCCGACATTGCAGTGCCACACTCCAATCGCGGCCTCGCCTGCCAGAACTGGCTGGATAAATGCCGTTCAGACTACGGCGAAGGGTCAATGTGGTGGAAGGCACACGTTGACGCTGAATTTCCAACCTCCGGGGCCGAACAAGTCATCCCGTCCGACTGGCTCAACGCCTGCGAAACAGTTGTCTGGACACAAGCTGGCCACCGCAGGCTCGGCATCGACCTCTCCACAGGCTCAGGCGGAGACAAAACAGTCCTCATCGTTCGCGACGACAACGGTGTGCTTGAAGTCATGCACTCAAACGAATGGTCGCTTGAAGAAACAGCCCGCCGCTGCTACGAGCTCGTTATGCGGTTCAAGATCATGCCCCAGCACGTCGTCTGGGATATGCCCGGGATCGGCATGGACTTCGCCTACCGCCTCGAATCAGTCGGCATCCACGGGGCCACCGGATTCCAAGGCCAACGCTTCTCCGGCAAAATCCACGCCAACCTCAAAACAGCCGCCTACTGGAACATGCGACAACGACTCGACCCCAAAGGCGTCTGGCCTCAACGATTCAGCATCAGCCCAAGCTACACCAAGCTCTTCAGAGACGAACTCGCCGCCACACGATACACAATCGATGCCTCTGACAGAATCGCCATCGTTCCTAAAGACGATATCATCGCCGCTCTTGGCCATTCGCCAGACTTCGCCGACGCACTGGCCATGACATTCGCCTACCCCAATATCTGATTGCAATTGACACCAGACACCAAATAAGCATAATATACCATTGCATAACCAGAGACTATGCGGAAGGATTGGTGCATATTTCTGTGTGCCAATCTTTTTTTCTCTCTGCACGCTGGTTAAACGACAATGGCCTATGACACGGTTCCGCTTTTCGGGTCAACCTCACAGCTTCTTTCCAGTAATGCAGGAAAGGCGTTCGGGCGTTTCACGCCCACAATAGTTAATTCGCCGGAAGAGATACAAAAGCAGGTTGACGCCGGTTTTGAGCAGGAATACCCTCGCATTGTCGAGCACTCCAAGAACAAGCAGGCTTACAACGCCGAGTTTGACGAGCTCCTGACAACCATGTCGAGCACGGCCATACCCAAGAAGGTGTGGCGATACGTCGTTTTAATGCGTCGGGCCGTCTCTGTCCTCTCAAAATACCTTTACAAGAATCCGCCCAGAAGGATCATCCCTTCAAACCCCGAGATCTCGGATTATCTTGAGTACCTTTATCGCGTCGAAGGCGTGAATGCCATCATTCAGGCCGCTGACAAGATGACATACGTAACCGACGTGTCAGCGATTGAGGTGTTTCCGAACTTCAGCAGTGATCCGGCAGCCTCGCCCGTCAAGTTCAGGCTTTGGGACGGTGCCGAAATCATTCCGATGTTTGCCCCTGACAACGCCATTGATCCCGTGGCGGTCGCCACGATCACCACTTTTGGTGCCAGCCAGTTCATTGCCCGGGTTTACACACCGGAAACCATCAACACATACCGGATTGCTGATGGAAAATCAGATTTGACCGAATCTGGCCGAAATTACTTCGGCATTATTCCGTTTGCATTCTTCCACTACGAACATCCTGTCAACTACTTCTGGTCGCCCGGCATTGGCAAAGCCCTCAGAGACATGAATCAGCATGTTGTCCGCAGGCTCACCGACCTCAACGACCAAATCTCTAACCTCAGGCCCAAAGGCTACGCCAAAAACTGCCCACCTCAGTGGGTCATGCCGACAAACCTCCGCCCTGACGAGTTTGTCACCATGCCTAACGCCTTTAATGCCCAAGGCGAAGGCCCAGAAGCCGAGATTGGCTGGCTCAACCCTGACACCAGCTTCACTCAGATTGACTGGAATGACCTCACCAATTTCATCGACTTCGGCCTTGAGATGCTTGGCATACCGCCATCGTCAATCCGCATGGAGCAACAGGGCGGCACGTCGGGCGTGGCAATCCAGTCCGAGCAGCTTCCGCTCATCGAAGAAGCCGAAAACCGGCAGGTCTCTTTCGAGCGATATGAGACCAATCTGGCGAAGATCACACTTAGGGTCATCGCTGCACAGATCGAAACATTTAAAGTCAGGCCCATATTCAATCCTGCCGACCTGCGACAAGCCGCTGAAAACCTCGCCATGACGTTCCGTTGGCCGCCCATGACCAAGAACAGGCCGGGGCCTGACAGAGACGCCCACGATGCGTTTATGCTCCAGAACAAGCTCAAGAGCCGCATCACGATCATGATGGACAACGAGAACATGAGCGAAGAGGAAGCCGCCGCTTATGTCCAGAAGCAGCTCGATCAGATCAATCAGGAAGAGCTTTACATTGCTCAGGCCCAGTTGCAGGTAGAGCAACAGCAACTGGCAATCCAAGCCCAGTTTGCACAGCCTCCAGCACCGGAGAGTACCGATGGGAATTAACTACGTCGTTATCCGGCATGCTCATCGTCGTGCCGCTCTGCGAATCAAGACACCTGAGGTGTCCATTGTCAAAAGCGGAAACACTTACACGGCTGTGTCGTCGCAAATAAGCCTGAGCTACGTCTGGTCTGTCACAGGCGGCACAATCACGGCTGGAAGCGGAACGCAAACAATCACCGTTTCTGGCACGCCAACAATTGTTTCAGTCACTGCGACAAACGCCAACGGCAAGTCGGGGAGTGCGACAATCTAATGGCAAAATCGTGGAAACAAACCGCCGCAACCCGAGGAATTGAGTTCTATCCCGGCAACAACGTCACTCTGGCTTTCCAGATTACGACGCCGGTTACGGCCAATAACATCACGACGAATGTTCCGGTCAATATCACGGGGTATCAGTTCGAAGCAAATTTACTGGTAAATGGTCAAGTTTTTACGGGAAATGTTTCGGTAATCAGTGCAGCCAATGGCACGATAGCCCCGGCCTTTTCGCGAGAACTTACGGCCAATGTGCCTGAAGGTTGCCACGGCTGGGAACTGGGCATGACCGACGCAGGCAATTACAAGCGAACGATAATTATTGGCCCAGCCGTTGCCTTGTGCAAAGGGGGCTGCAATGCCTGACCCAATCGTTATTCTGGCAAATTCGCCGGACCAGATCGTCATTCCGCCCCTTTCCGTAACGATCATTCAGGATGATCGAACGGCGATGGTTACGTCCGTCAATAACATGACGGGCAACGTCTCGATCAATTACGGCAACCTTCCCGGCACGCCGAATCTAGCGGTTTATCAGACAATTGCCAATAACACTTGGGCGAACCTGACGGGAAAGCCGACTTTTGCCACAGTCGCCACCAGCGGCCTTTACAGCGATCTAACCGGCCTGCCGAATCTCAGTGTTTATCTGACAACGGCCAACGCAGCTACGACCTATCAGCCAATCGGCAACTACGTTGCGGCCTCTTGCCTTACATGGTCGAATATCACGGGAAAACCGACATTTGCTACAGTGGCAACGTCAGGGGCTTACTCTGACCTTACGGGCACGCCGAATCTAGGCGTTTACCTGCTTAGTACCACAGCGGCAAGCACTTATTACCTTCAAACCAACCCCAGCGGCTATATCACGGCTTCCTGCTTAACCTACAGCAACATCTCAGGCACGCCAAACCTGAGCTTGTACCTCACTACAGCGAATGCAGCGGCAACGTATCTGCCATCGGCCAACTTCAGTTTTGCCAATATCACGGGCAAGCCGACGACACTTGCCGGATACGGCATTACCGATGGATTGACAACCAGTAACGCATCGGCTACTTACGCCACGATTGCCAGCCTTTCAAGCTATCTGACAACGGCCAACGCTTCTACGACCTACGCCACACTTTCGACAAACACATTCACGGGCCAGCAGAATTACAACAGTAATATTCTTGACAAGCCACGGTTGCAAGCCCTCAGAGAGAGCTATTCCAGCCCGACGATTAGCGGCGGCACGCTTACGCTCGATTTGAGTGTGGCAAACAACTTTTACACGTCCCTTAATGCGGCCATCACAACCATTTCGATTACCAACGTGCCAGCGTCAACGATGGAAGCGTTCTTCAAATTGGAACTGACCTCTGACGGCACGGCTCGGGCGATTACTTGGCCGGGCTCATGGACGTTTCTGTCAGGCTCGAACCCTTCAGTGCCATCAACCAACGGGGCCAAGACGGTTCTTCTCGGGTACACAAAGGACGGTGGAACAAGCTGGTCAATAGGATCGAACAAGTGATAGCGAAAAAGCTCTTACAAGTTCTGAAACCTGCAACCGGCGGTGGTGGTGGTGGTCCGTCCGTTCCGACACCTACCGTCTATTGGGAAGCTGATTACGGTATAGTTACGACTACCAATGGCACCACAGCCGACGCCTCGCCTGTATCGGGCAACAAAGTTTTATCGTGGACAAGCAAAGACGCATCAGCTTCGGTAGCAAGCTATTCGGTCAATAGTCAGCGGCCAACTTATTTCGCGCCTTCGGGAAGTAAGCCGTATGTAAGATTTCTTGCGTCAGGCAGTGAAACGCTTGAAACAACGGCATTTGTTTCTACGTTTAATAATGCCAGCCAATATTCAATGGGCGTACTTTTCCGCAAGATGCCCGCTTACACCGGCTATCACAACCAAGTCTTTTTGGCGTTAAATACAGGCAATGCGGGTTCATTGTTTGCACAGGGTGGCTTAAACATCGGTCAAATAGCTTCGGGCGGCGTTACATATCTGGGCGGCACTCGGGTTATTCTGAATGGTATTTCTCTGCCAACGGGCGTTGGCACATTGTTTGGCTCCTTCTCAACAACTTCGACAAGTGCAACAGTCGCCGCATCGTCAAACACAAGATTGTATTACAACGGAATTTTAGTGGCTTCCGATACAGCTTCATCTGCCACGCTAAATTATTCCGACAAAATCATTCTCAACAACTTTGTTGATCCTCCCAACTCGGTCAACACAGAAGTGTTTGGGTTCTACCTTTACTCGACGCAATTGTCCGATACACAAATCACCTCGGTTCATAACGATTGTTTTTCGCGGTTTAACGTGGGAGATTTAGATTTTTCGTCTGTTTCGCTCCTCCTTC